CTCCAACGACGCAGGTACTGGCGCAACGCCACCCACGGACATCCAAGACAACCACCTCATCGTGGAAGTCACCGCTGACATCAGCCAAGCACTCGGCACGGGTGTCTATTCGGTGGAAATCACGGGGCGAGTCCCCGACACCGCCTTCACCGATGGATACCACGACTACACCGTGCGTACAACTCTCTGTCGTGTGACCAGTGACGGGAGCGATGCCTCGCCAACGAAGGTCACAGCAAACGTCATCGAGATCTTGAAGGGCAAGGACGGTATGAACAACTACCAGCTCGCTGTGAAGCACGGCTACCAAGGCACAGAGGAGCAGTTCGCCAAGGACATCATCCCGAAGTCCAACTACGAACGAGCCAAGGAGCTTCAAGGATTTGAGGGCACGGAGGAAGATTACCTCGACAGTCTCCACGGAGCTCCTGGTAAAGACCTTTATCAGGCAGCTGTCGATAGAGGTTATAAGGGATCCTTTGATGATTTCCTCGAGAAGCAAAAGGGAGCACCAGGTGAAAGTATCTACGATATAGCCGTACGAAATGGCTTTGTTGGATCGGAGCAGGCGTACCTCGCAAGCCTCAAGGGCGAGAAGGGTAAGGATGCCTATCAGTCCTACCTCGCCACCACCACCGACAACCCAAAGCTCACCGAAGCCGAATGGGCAGACACGATAGGATCATTAGCAACACTAATCCACACGATTACCTATGGCACAGAGCAGCAGTAAACAGCGAGCGGAGGCGGAAGTCATCGACCTCAAGGGCAAGCTACGCCAGCTCAACAAGGCGGTGGCAGGCAAGGGCGCAACGATAGCGGAGAACGCACCGCTGGTGGCTACCATCAAAGCCGTGGAAGGTCTGAAGGCAGGGAGCGAGGAGGGCGTCCTGACGGTACCAAGTAGTAGTTATTTCTATGGATGGAGAAGCAACAACTTGCCGACGCTGAAGATCGGCGATAATATCGGTGAAATTCTCGACCGTTTCCTTGCTGGAAATGATCTCTTGTCTACTCTCCCAGAGATAAAGGGACTCGAGAATGTGGCTGATATGGATAGTTTCTGCGCGTATTGCAGTTCGCTCTACTCGGCAAATCTTCCAGCTCTTCCCAAGCTGAATAATTTTGGTAGTGGATTTAAGGATTGCAGCTCGCTCCAATCGGTTGTTATTGGCGAGACCCCTCATCTTCGTTATGCTGGTAACTTATTCTCAGGGTGTTCAGCTCTTGATACGGTTACGCTCGACTTCTCTGGCGGTGAGCTATCTGATTTAGGTGAAATCTTCTCTGGGTGCGGCAATCTGCGCACCGTTGCTGGTACGATCGATTTAACCAGTATTGACTACACCCAGAACAGACCCTTCGAAGGTTGCCACGCCCTCGAGGAGGTGCGCATCAAGGGGCTTAATGCCGATTTGAGCCTACAGGATAGCGAGAAACTCTCCGTAGAAAGTGTTAAGTACCTTGTCGAGAACCTCCAGCAGGCTACAGGCAAGAGTATCACTCTTCACCAAGCTTGGCAGACGGCTCACCCTAACGAAGCGGTAGAGTACAGCCAGAAGGCTTCCGCCAAGGGCTTCACGCTTAATTTTATATAGTTATGGATATGATAGAGCTAATCGCTCTCGACGGCTTTTCGTACGTCAATCCAATCGCACCGACCAACTAAACTAAGCGGTGGGGAGGGGGAAGCTCCTCCCCACTTACACAACACAACCGCAGTAATCCCTTAATAACTCCGCGACCTACCGTCCTGCTTCCCTATTTCAGGATTCGCAGCAGGATAGTATGTATTAACACGTGGTGTTAATTTTATTATTATCTTTGTAGTGTAATCCACCGCCCCCTACATGGAGATTAAATTCGACAACAGCACCATCGAGAAGCTTTGTAGCTCTTATAAAAAAGCCATCTCTAAGCTCGGCAAAAGAAACGCAGATAAGCTCTTTATGCGCCTCGCCACATTGGAAGCAGCGACAACATTGGCAGAGGTAAAGAACATGCCAGGTAAATTCCATCAGCTCCAAGGCGACCGTGCTGGTTCATGGGCTTGCTCCCTCGATGGGGGTATGCGCCTCATTTTCCGCCCCGAAGGCGACTATCCACCCCACCAAGTGGTCTGCGTCATCATCATTGAGACCATTGACTATCATTAACGAAAGCCAACACAACAATGGCAACGACTTACACAACCCCTATCTCCTTCCACCCTGGTACCTATCTCAGGGAATGGCTTGAGGAGAACAATATGACCAGCAAGGAGCTCTCCCTACGCTTGTCAGGGAAGCCTGAGAAGACCATAAGTAACATCCTCACAGGAAAGAGTTCCATCACGCCAGAGCTGGCTGAAGCTCTCTCCTTAGTAACTGGAATCCCTGGACGTATGTGGAACAGCTTACAAGCGAAGTACAACAGCTACATAGCCGCTCAAGAGAATAGCGAAACCCTCGCTGCACAGTGGGATAGCTGGGGGACGCTCTTCCCCTACAAGGCTATGGTGCTCCGTGGATGGATAGACGACCTCCGAAGTAAGAGCAAAGGCGAGAGGGTACGCCAGCTCCTATCCTTCTTGGGGATCTCCCATAGTGCCGCATTCGAGCGCATATATGGGGAGCTTCTTCCTCAATTCCGTATGACTAAGGGCGCAAACCACGATCCATATTCCACCGCCGTATGGCTACGACAAGGACAGCTCTTGGCACAGCAGCTTACGCTCAAGGGTAAGTTTGACATCAATAAAGTCCCCGACTTCCTCCCCCGACTGAAAGAGGTACTCATCAGCGAAGACCAGAGCCAAGGAAAGCTGGAAGAGCTCACTTCCGAAATGGGCGTTGCCTTTGTCATACTCCCCTACCTACCTAATGCATCTATTAGCGGTGTGGCTATGTGGATAGGAGAAACGCCTACCATTATCCTATCGGGGAAGGGCAAGAGACACGATACCTTTGTCTTCAACTTCTTCCACGAGTTGGGGCATATCCTCATGCACAAAGGACGAAGCCAGAAGGCTCGCATCTTCATCGACGACGAGATACAAGAGTCGTTGGAAGCACAGGAAGAAGTAGAGGCTAATGACTTTGCTTCGGAGATCTTACTATCATCGGAGCAGGTAGCGCAATGTCCACTCACAATAGATGGAATACAATCTTTAGCCCACGAGCAACATGTGCATCCTTGCGTAGTGTTGGGGCGCTTGGTGCGTGAGAAGCGCATCACGTGGAAGCTATACTACTCCAGATATAAAGCCCTCACCGCTCAAACAATACTCCCTGCATAGCTACAATGTCCGTACGTCTATTCCCTCTCGTGCTTTTGCTCACCGCCTGCTCCCCGAAGGTGCGACTTGTCCCTGTGGAACGCACGCACATTGAGTGGAGAGACCGCTTGCGCCTCGATAGCATATACCTGCACGATAGCATCTACATTACCGAGAAGCAGGCAGGCGATACCATCTACAAGATGAAGGAGGTATTTCGCTATCGTGACCGCTGGCGCATCGATACCGTCAACACTGGGCGCATCGACAGCGTGCACGTCACCGAGGTTGTTGAAATACCCGCCAAGCTCACTGCGTGGCAATCCTGGCGGTTAAAAGCCTTTGCCCCTCTGCTCGCTATTGCGCTCGCCCTCGGTGCCTGGGTATCCCGCAAGCTGTGGATACCGCTGCTGAGAGGGCTTTGATATTGTATCCTCTGATTTTGCTGTATAAAATCTTTCCTTACCTTTGCATTGTCGAGGTAGTCTCTGACAACAACGGCAGTTGTGGTTAAGCTTTCAAATTCGGTATTAGCAGCTTACACAGCTATGGTAGAGCGAGGGCTTCGGTGTCCTCGCTCTTCTTCTTTTTGCGCATACACTAAAAAGAAAGCCCACGTACTCGGAAGGGATAGTGTTTGGAGGTATCAAAACTTTGCATACCTTTGTAGTGCCAGCGAGGCGGTTGTCTCCGCCCGTGGTTACGTTACGTAGCCCAAGCAGGCAGCTTTGCGCTTGGGTGAAAATCAGAGTGGGGAGTCTTCGGTCTCCTCGCTCTTTTTTTTGTCCTATTCAATTGAAAACTATCTGAAGCATTAGGCAGGAATATGTAAGTTTTGATGTGTCGCTACGTATGCCTAAATTTGCTACTGTTTGTTGAAAGAAAATGCTACCAGTGATGCAAATCACGAGGTGCAAGAGTGGGGAGACGGGAGTTTCCTCACTCTTTTTTTGCGCATACACTAAAAAAGAAAGCCCACGCATCAGTAGATACGTGGGCTTTTATCGTCCTCTATTTCGTCCCCTATTCAGTAAAGTGGTTGGCTAAACTATTAAAGGAGAACAAGTTTTAAAAATCAGTTGTACCCCCGAGCAGAATCGAACTGCTATCTAAAATTTAGGAAATTCTTGTTCTATCCGTTGAACTACGAGGGCTCAT